AGGCGGCTTATTACGCTCTACCATTGAGAGAATGATTGGATTTATATGTAAAACAAAATCCGCATATTCTTTTGGTGTGCGAATGTCACGAACAAAAAAAGCACGGTTCTGTGGCGTGCTGTCGTTCGCCAATGTTGAATAGTTCAGCTTTCCACGGCTGGCAATCACTTTTTCTGATTGCGTGTTCATGATGCCAAAATTAACTGTGGTTTGTAAAGCTATTTCAATCAAAAACAACTTGAAAAATATTTCATATTGTTTACAATATATATGATTTAAATTCATGGTGATTATTTCCATATTTAGATCCTTGTTAATGGTTTTTAAACTTACCTTTTGAGAGATTCTTAAGGTTGAATACGCCGCTTGGGAGAGCCTTGCGGCGTTTGTCTTTTCTATTGCTTAAAATGCGCATCAATAACTTGATCTATTTGCGCTGGTGAAATGGGATATTCATCAAGAAGTTTCCCTTTAGCTTGTTTTGCTGCTAGTTTTTGGTTGTATAAACTGGCAACTCTTTCCACCTGTTCCGCATTGGCAAGACTATAACGGGTAAACAGTTTCCCAGTCTGGCTAACCTCTCGTTCTCGGTTCAATTCAATCCCTAAAATTCGCTCAATCTCATTGACCTCATTACGAGCATTGAGAAAATGAACGTTGAAATAACTTTCTTTCTCACTAATACCTGTTTTCGGTTTTAAAATAAGTTCTTTGGCGATTGTCATTAGTCTTGTAGTCATTATTTCCTCCATTAATTAAGCGCGTGCTGCTTTTTGCTCTTCAATCCATTGATTTACTTCTTCTACATCCCATAGAACAAAGGTTTGTGAAAGCCGAATAGGTTGTGGAAATTTTTTTTCTTTAACCAAACAATTTAGTTTTGTGCGCTGAAAGCCAACAATGCGGCAAACGGTTTTACCAGGAATTAATTTTTGTGATTGGATTTGCGTTTGATTCATGAAGAATACCTCTCTTTATGTTTAACTTGTGCGGGTTTAAGTAACCGCGTTGAGTTGTAACGTTACGAGAGTAATTAAAACGCATTAAGGTAGGGTTATAGCAATAGGGTGATAGTTAACTTTTACTGTCACCCTTTACTATGATAGTTATAAAATCAATTAGTTACGATTGATAGGACAGGCGACGATTTCTATCGCGGTTGCTTGTTTTTGAGAAAGGTTATATTTTTCTTGAATTTCTTTTGCCGTTGCTTCCGCTTTAGGGGCGTTATTTAAGTTTGGATAGTAGTTCGCCCAATATTCTTTTCTGGCTTGAATAGCTAATGCTAAGCGGTCGTTCTCCATGAACTCATTTAATTGTATTGGATAATCCATATTATCAAGTGCAGCCTGTAATTCAGCTATTTTTTTATCCTTTTCTGATAATTCATCTTTCAGTTTTTCTAAAGCTGGTAACAGTTCTTCTGTTTGCTTACCCTTTAATTCGAGTTTATTTTTTAGCCGCTGAATTTCGTCTTGCTTATCTTCACTATCAATAATAGAAAAAAATTCTAAGAACGAAACAATATCTTTATGTAGAATGTGTAGATCTTCTAGTCTTATCCCGGTTCTATTCTCATAGATCGGAATATGAATATAAAAATCATCGTCAATACTCATCTTTATATCTGGGAACTCATTAATCCCGCCAGCTTCTATCAATTCATCTGTATTATATTCATTTAATATCAGATTACTAACCGGAAAGTACCCATTAAATATAATATTCTGAAATTTATCTAATTCACCACTATAAAGATTTATTTGATTGTTGTTTTCAAAATAATCATCTAGATAAAATCTATCATTTAAAATAATTATTAAATTAAAATATATATTATTTATATCTATTCTAAATATTTCAAAATCTCTAATGTGATTAATTTTTGCGTTAATCTCACTTTTATTAAACTGTAAGAATATTTCTTCATTTCTAACCTCTAAAGCCATATCTTTTGACAGTTCTTTCCTGTTTATTGATTCTACCTTGCTTAGCCTGCCATCAAGATAAATTGAGGCTTTTAACTCTCCTGTTTGAATGTAACCTATTAAATCACGCTCTGAAATATTAATATCGTAGTTTAATGAAATATATTTTACCGCATCAGTGATGGAGTATGCCTGTTTAGGCAAAAACTTTAATATCTTCATAAAACGCCCCTTTCGCATTTAGTCCTTATTGAAAAGTGCGCACCAGCAAAGTAAGGTTCTTTGTTTTCGGGGATCAGCCTAGATGCGCTATATTTGGTTGGTTGTTTAGGAAGTGTTAGCCGTTCGCTATATTCTTTGGTTCAAGGGCTTGAAGTTTGTTTAGTAAAGGCGGATAATTGAATTGCCTTTAGAAACTCCCCTTGAGTGATAAAGGTTATTACATACGACTTTAATTTAAGCCATCGTTCGCGCGGTGGCTTTTCTGTTCCTAAAACTCTAATTATTAATCAATAAAGCCGATTAATTTTTGTTCATTATAGCAAATTTAATTATAAAGTTTAACTACGTTTAGTTACGGTTCTTTTATCTCTAATCTATTGATATTATAATAATTATGTTACATTTTAATTTGAAGTGTAACAGGGATTCCCAGTGAATTGGGAATACGCGCTAAAATAGGTCTTTAATATGTCATTATGTCAAAATCCCCACGTTGTGAAACGCGGGATTTTTTTTACCTAACGTTTGCTATTTCCGTTTAACTTTCTTCATTTCTTTGAGTTGCTTATCTGCTATAAAGTAAATCGTTTCAAGCGCGTCCATGTTGGGGCTGTTCGGTCTGTTGTTTATTTCTCTTTTTGCTGCATCGCATTTACATTGAAGAATGTAGATAACTTCGTCCAGTGGATATGGTTCATTGTCATCATACAAGCTAATAAAAGTGAAAAGTGCGGTAGATTTCTTATAGTGTCTCACTGCCGCTATTAGTAAGTTCTGTTTTGCCTCTTTACATCTAATCATATATCCAATCCGTTAAATTCCTCTAGTGCCTGTTTGTGTTCGTCTGATAGTTCGAAAATTAAATCACCGTATTCAAGTTGATAAGTGCCGAAAGACATTAGAAAGGCGACTGCTGGGTCTATCTTGTTTGCGGCTTTCTTCTTGTTTGGTTTTATGTTGGCGTTCGCATCAGTTTCCATAACTACATTTGATAAAGCCCATGCCAGCACCGGATCGCCATTGTGTTCTATCATCTGTCTGTTTATTAAAACTTCCGCACTTTTCGCCACTGGGCTAAATCGTTGGTATGTTTGCGGGAATGGCTCTACTTCAAGCCCAGCCGCTTGTAGTTGTGTTCGTAAATGGGTTGCGTTCCATACATCAAAGCCTGTCATCTTGATATTGAAACGTTCAGCATCTTTCAGAATATCGTCTCTGATTTTGTCGTAGTCGATACAGTCGCCCTCTGTGGCAATTAGCCAACCACTGCGCACCCAGTTTCGATACATTGCGCGGTTTTTATTTGCCACGTTGTTAAGCTGAAATTCGGGAATGTAGTGTCGTGTAAGCAATCTAACTTTGTTTCCGTGCGGGAATGTATAACAAAGGCTTGTTAAGTCGTTGGTACTTGATAAATCCAGCCCTAAATAGCAATCTTGATGAAGTAAATCGCTTTCCGTGTACTGCCGTTCGCATTGCGCCCAGTTTCCATCACCTAGCCACGGCGTAGAGCCTTGACACCATACATTAAAGCGTTTAGTTAGCATTTCCACCCATTCGGACGGAATCCCTCTAGCCTTCTTGATAGTGTTCTCAAAATCAAGGTAAGGAATGGATTTACCTATATTCGGATTTGCTTTTATCCAGTTCTCTTGATTGTCGATTTCGCTTTCTTTGTCTAACTCAAAAATCAACACAAATAAGCTGTCGTTCTGCTCATTCCCTTCAAGGATTTGAGCGCAATAATCATAATGCTGTTTACAGGCTGAAATAACGTTACTTCCGGCTGTTGTAATAGCAAAGAGTAAACCTTCAGGGCGTGCGCCTTGCCCTAGCTCTAACGCGCTATATACGCTGTTGTCTGCGTGTAGGTGATATTCATCAACAATCGCTAAACTAGGGTTAGTTCCTTCAATGGTTGAAGATTTAGCGGCAAGCGGTCGCATAATGCTATTGTTCTTCGGATTGATTAGCTTGTGTTGTTGAATGTTAAGGCGTTTTTTTAATGGAGCTGAAAGTAAGCACATTTGACGAGCATCATCAAAAACAATCCTTGCTTGATCTCGGCTAACGGCTGCGGTGTATATATCCTGCTGTCCGCCTTCCATCACTAGAAACCAATTAGCTAAAACGGCTGCTATCGTTGATTTAGCGTTCTTTCTTGCTACTTGAACGTAAGCGGAACAATACTTTCTTAATCCTGTGTCTTTACGCTTAAAGCCTAGAATGTTGGCAAAGAGAAAGACTTGCCAATCTGAAAGAATAATAGGCTGTCCGCGTAAGTGTCCTTTAACGTGCGGGCATAGTTTCGAGAAAGCGATAAATTTTTCTACCGCACTTTGATCAAAGAAATAATCGGGATTGTTTAAATCGTTAAAATAACGCTCTACGGCTTGTTTTATCTTCTTACAAGCCACTAACTCACCCGATTTGATTTTCTCTGCGTATGCGTGCCATATTTCCATATTTCGCCTACATAGTTAGGATTTCATCTAAGATATCGTTTTCATCTACTTCAATAGGATTTTTTCTGCGGCTTACAGGGTCGAAACCTAGCAATGATGACATCTTAATCATCACCTTTTCGGCATCTGCTTTCGCTGACAAAGCTGGATTTCTTGATTGAGTGCCTTGACTATTCACAATAATGAAGCCATTTTTGGCTAAATCTGCTACGGAATGACGCCAAATTGCGTAGTTTTCGCAATAAATTTCAAGGTTCGTTAAATCTTCTGCTTTAATATCGCCACGCTCTGAAAGTTGTTTAATTCGGCTTTTCCATTGGGTTTTAGCGATACCATCTAAAAAATCAGGGGTTTTATAGTTTCTTCTCTTACTCATACATTTCCTTATTTTCAAAAAAATTGCCTTGCGTGAAAATTGAGTTAGGGGGGCGGTTCTGACGGCTTGAGCATTTCTTTTTTAAACTACCCCCACCCGTCTAATCATTCTTTTTTCGCTCCATATCCGCGTTGGTCTATTACTCGTGTTTTATAACTGTGACAATTTCGGCATAAAGCTTGATGATTAGATTCAACCCAGAATAGAGGATCTGCCTGTCCGTTCTCTACTGGCTTAATATGGTCTATTACCGTTGCGGGTGTGTAGATTCCTTTTTCTAAACACATTACACAAAGCGGATGAAAGCGTAAGTATTGCGCGCGGTACTTGCTCCACTTATGGTCATATCCTCGCGCGCTACTGCTGGCTCTTGTGTCTTTGGGCTTATGTTCTTCACATCTGCCTGACCTCACTTTGTTTCTACATCCTGGAAAGCTACAACGTCTTAACGGTTGATAAGGCATATTGGTTACTAAATCCTTAGTAAGCGCAAGGCTCACGATAAACATCCCATAATGATTTAATCGTCATTGGGATTATTGTTTGCTGCGTATCTGTTGTTATTTCTCGGTTAGTGTACAAATGCCCGATATACATCAAGCAACCCACTTTGATAGCTGGAGTAAATGGAACGGTGTTTTCTGTTTCTTCATCACCAAAGGTTTTGCCTATATGCTTTTGACATACTTCAAAAGTTGCTACCTTATAGTTTTCGATTAAGTCATCATCTAAATCATGATCTACGTTTAAATGTTGCTTAATTTCTTCAAGTGTTAAATCAGTTTTTTCCATTGCTTACCTCTTTACAAATAAGTTGTAATTCTCTGTGTGATTCCTTGCTATCAATGATGCTGGTTATTTCTAAATTGTGATTACCATATTTCACGCGCATTGTGTTATCCACACTCGTTCCATATCTAATACGGATTCGCACAATGTTTTCATTCGTTACACTTGCACTAGCAAAGAACTCTCTACCCTGTAACGGCTCAACCGCTGCCCGTATATTCGCAACGGTTTTCCACTTACTTACAACTCCACCATAATCATTACTTTCATTTACTTGTTTTTGTAAACTTATTGCCTTGTTATATTTACCGGCTCTAATCATCCGCGCCATTATTTACCCCATTAAATCCACCATCACCACGTTTAACTTCTACAGTTTGTTTCCATGCTTGACTGAATTCGTCTCCACCATCATAAGGCAATAAGCCTTCGCGTCTGCGCACTTCATTAGGTGACATTACGCCAGCTTTAATCGCCACATCATAGCTCTTGAAACGTTCATTTTGACTTGTGCGGAGTAAGTCGCTTGTGTCAAATTCGATTAAGTGCCGCTTCTTGCTACTGCTCGTTAAGTCAATCATTAAGGCATCTTTAAGCTGTTGTTCAAAGTTAGTTAACCATGGGCGCAAGGTTTGTGATAAGAACGCTCTACTAGCCTCACTGAAATTCGCATAACTACTATTTGAATAGTCTTGTAGGAAAATAGGGCTTATGTTGTAGATTCGGGCTATATCGGAAATTGTGAAGGTTCGACTTTGTAACCATTCGGCATCTTGGTTTGTCATGCCTAATTGTTTGTATTCCATTGAGCCTTCAAGGATTGGTGTTTTACCCGCGTTCTTCGCGCCTTTGTAACGCTCTAAGGCTTTCACTGCTTTCTGTGCTTTCGCATCGTCTAACCATTCAGCCGTTGAGATTAGTCCGCTTGCCATCAATCCGTTTTTCATAATTGATGCACCGTGTCGTTGTTGCGCTAAGCCTAGCCCAATCGTCTCACGGCAAACTGTCACAGGTGAACGCCCCATAAATCCATCAAGGGAACTATGGCGTAGGTGTAACATTTCATCTTGAAGGTGGTTTCTAGTTACTCCATTTAAGTCTGTTACTTGGTAAATATATTCACCTGTTACTTTACGGAAGATATTTACTGCGCTTGGTTGGTAAGGTGTAAGGCTTACAGGCTCGCCCTTGTTATTCCACTCAATCACAGCATAAGCATTACCAGTTAGCAAACAATGGCGCATCATCGTATATTTGAACTGGTAAGGCGTTTGATTTCGGTTAGGCATTTCATTTAAAAGATATTCAACCGGATGACGGTAGATTCTTTCTCGCCCATCTTCTTTCAGTGCGTACAGATAACAAGGCATAGATGCTACTGCCTCGGCAATCACTGTGACGGCGTTCATAACCGCTGGTAGAGCCTCTGCCGTTTGTGGGCTGACATATTCGCCAGCGCCAGTATTATTTACGCCCATGTAAGAGATGAATTCATCAATAGTGATTGGTTCGCTGCGTTGCTCTTTTCGTCTAAAAGGATTCCACATATTACGCCCCCATTACATCAACCCACTTGCTTAAAAGTGCGGTAGATTTATCTTCCATTTTTTCTTTAGCGGCCACCATCGAACGCTTAGCGATTTCAACACTGCTTTCCGGATAAGCAGGAATACTTGTTACGGTAACTTCAAATAGCTCCGCTTTAATCACTGTTCTTTGATAAGGTTCCACATCAAATTTCCATTCTTCTTCCATCGCTCGGAATCCGAAAGACATCCCTGTAATATCACCACGTGAAACACTAACTAATAAATCTTTTCCTGTCGTTGTATCAGGTGGGCTTAGTTCAAAGCGTAAACCTATAGAATCCTCTTCTAGCTTTAATGTTCCCGAACTTGTTCGACCTAGTAACTTACTGCAGTCATGTTCAAAGAGTGCTCGCACATCTTCCCCACTAGCCAGGCTGTCACTAAAAGCTTTTGGCGCAAAGGATTCCACAAAATCACAATAAAGCACTTGTGAAGGGCTATTCCATTTCACTACATAACCAACTAGCTTTTGATTTTCTTCATCGGTAGAAAGTGTTGCGGAGCGAATTTCAAATTCTTTATTCATATTTCACCTATTAAGCAAAAAAAGGGGCTTTCGCCCCTCTATGATTTATGCTGTTGTCTCAATCACTTTGATAGCATTTGAATCTACTACGCCACCACCTAAATATTTATCGGTGTGTACTTTGTAGAATCCTGGCTCGGTTAAGTTGTCCGGACGAGTTCGCACGCCTGTTTCGTGATCTACAATGAAATATCCGCGTTTGAAGTCACCGAAGGCAATTACTGCTTTATTTACTCCACCTGTCGGCATTGTTTCTAAGAAGTGGACTGGACGACCTAATAATGTTGCTGGGGCATCGGCTGTTAAACCATCACGCCAGATATAATCGCCGTTTTTGTTTTTAAGTTTTTGTAATGCTGCTGCAATCGTTGATGACATCACCCAAACCGCATTTTTACGGTATTTGCTATGAAGTGTATAGAACGCATCGATTAAAGTATCCGCATCAATCTTCGCTACGCCAGCTACTTCAATTTTTTGAAGTTTGCCAAATTGGCGTACTTTGTCATCTTCGGTTGTGCGTTGGTAAGTTAAGAAGCCTTTTGATTTCTTGTTACCATCACCGGAAGTTAAATCTGTTTCTTCTGTTTCTGTGAAGGTTTCAGAAATTTCATCAGTTAGCCAACCTAAAACATCAATACTTGAGAAGTCTAAGATTTCTTGAGTAGTCTTAGGATAAGCATAGATTGAATTTAAAGCGATTGTTACTTCATGAAGTTTCGGAGTTGTTGTACCGCTGCGTGCAGTTCCTTCTGTGCCATGCTCTACAGCCGCACCACCAGCAGATACTAATTTTTTATATTCTTTCGCTCCAGCCGGTAAGCGCACTACGTTACAAAGTTGGCGCATTACGCTATCGTCTGTTAAGCGTTTCATTACATCTTTGTCTAACTGTGGGATAACTGAATATCCACCATCTTCACCATTACCAGTAGTTAAATTGCGAAGTTCACCAGTTTTAACATAATGGCGCAGTTCATCATTTGAAAATTGTTTAGCACTACGTTGCTCTACAGGGCTAACATTGCCTTCAAGGCTACGTTCTTCATCTGTTACAGTTTCGTATTTACTGATTTCTGCACTAATCTGCTTGCTTGAATCTTTTAGCTTTTCAAATTCCACCGATTCAGATTCATTTAATGATCGATTTTCTTTTTCTGCTTTTTCAAGCATTGAGCGCATTTCTGCGACTTTTTCTGCCTTTTGTTGGCGTAACTCAATTAATTTTTTAAACAT